CCTTGGGCGGTCATAGTGCTTATTGCCGCAGAGCCTCAGAACTTCACATCCAATCGAGCAAGAAATGAAAATCGTGCCAGATATGGTATGTCAGACGATTTTTTCGCGTGTCGTGATCGCCCGATCGCAGTTTCGGCACCTTTTTCGGCGAATGATCCCATCGTTGCGCCGCCGCGTGTAGACGGTATAGAAGTGACCGCAGCCGCAGCGACGGCAGACCAGACCCACGTGCGGCGTCGTGGACGGCTTGGGTGTCGCGGTCTGGTTCATGGTCAGCGGCTCCGCTGCAGTTCCGATAGTTTGATGCGCCGCCGAGGCCTGGACGGCCCGTCCGATACACCCGGCAGGGAAGCGCCCTGGATGGACGCAGCGACGGCGCAGCCGACCACGCAGTCCAGCCAGTGGTTGTCCGGCCCGCCGGCGCGGAGCTTCCATTCGTCCACGACGCGGCCCCGCGCCTCGGTCCTTACGCGATACTCGGCGGTGACGTGCTCGGCCAGGAGTTGATGGTCGGCGGGCTTGCGGCCGAACAGCGACAGGCAACCGGGATCGCCCATGGACACGGCCAGGCGGGCGTGGATGAAGCTTTTCCAGTAGTTGGTGTCGATCAGGACGTGGCGGACCTGGCGGCGCCCCTGGATGTTGGGGATGCGCCAGTGGTGGCCCACCCGTTCGCCGCGCTTACGTTTGTACTCGCTGAAAGGCACGCTGGAGGCCCCTACGTAGCGCCCATGGCTGGGCATCACGACCGCCGAGTGGGCGCTTTGCCGGCAGAACTGGTAGACCACGTCTGTGGACTGGCCCCAGTTGGCGTCTATCAGGCATCGCTCGATACGCATCTCCGCGCCGTCGTCCCGGCGCCAGCGGCGGGACAGGTAATCGGCGGTGAGTTTTTCGAGGCCCGAATAGATCGAGCCTTCCAGGCCCGCCCCCGGCGCGGCCCGTCCGAGCGTCTTCTGCACGTCCCGCAACGTGAAGAACGCCCTGTGCTGATCGGGATACGCGCCGTAATCAACCACGTAGCCTGTGAAATCATCCTCCCACGCGACCACGGTGTGGAACAGGGCCTTGCCCTGCACGTCGATGAACATCGTCAGGTGGCTGGCGCCCAAGGGAACCATGCCTTGCTGATGGCCGTTGACCTTTGCTGCGACCTGCTCAGCGGTGACCTGGTCGACATCGCCCTCATCCTCGGGCAGCGGTTCGTTTTGATACTCGGCCCAGAAGGCTCGCTCATCCTGCAACTTGAGGTTCATCGCATGCTGGATGGCGGACAATTCGTCGGTGTTGTGCCGTTCCGGCCAGGCTATGACCGCACCGGCGTCCATATCCTCGCGGTGCTGGCCATAGAACTCGGTGGCCTCGCGGCCGTCGCCATCGTTGCGAAAACTGTCGGCGCGGATCTGTGCGTACCGCTCCCAGAGTTTTTCGTTGGCCGGGAACGAGTAGATCAATTTCGTCCGCTGGCCTTGCCAAGGCGGATGTTTGTCCCGGTCGAGGATCTGGTCGGCCATGTCGCCGGGTCGGATCACCGTGCATGGCATGATCCCCGATATCTTTTGACCAGGCCCGGCGAGGTTGAGTATCGCGCCGTTGAGCGTCTCCATCCTCGTGCGGACCTGCTGGTCGCTGCGCGCCGACTCGTCGGTCTGCGGGTCGTCGAGCACCACGAGCGACGGGCGCGCCGCTCGGCCGTCGGCGCGCTTGAATTTCATGCCGCGAATACGGCTCTCGATACCGGCCACGCGAATGATCGCACCCGAAGCCTTTGAATCCGGGATGGTCGGCAGGACGATCTCGTCGGCGGTCCAGACAATCCGCGTGTGCCTGCCGTTGCACAACTGCCCCTTGGCGCGGTTGTGGATGCGTTCCAGGGCGTGGATCGGGTAGACCGCCTCGGGGTAGTCCTCCAGCAGACGCTCGTTGGTCTCGAATTCGACCTTGATGCTCTCGAGCATGCCGCGGGCGTGCCCGGCGTCCGAGCCGATCAGGCAGACAAAATCCCTCGCGCCGGTCAGCATCGCCCAGATGCATGCCGTCTCGGCCAGCGATGTCTTTCCGCTGCCGCGCGGCATCGCCATGGCGAACAGCCCGCCGCGCAGAACGGCCTGCTCGATCTTGGCAATCACCTTCAGGTGGTCGTCCGACCAGGGCAGGCTGAACGTCTGGGGGAAATACGCCTCGCAGAAGAGACGAAAATCCGTTTCGGCGAGGGCCTTCCGGTCCGGGTCGACCACCTCGGGGATGTCGCCGATGTCCCGCCCGATGGCTGATAGCTCGGCGTTGCGGGCGCGTGCGGCTTCCTTCATCGCCTCGTAGTCAGTCGGCTCCCTGGCCGGCGCGGGGTTATGGCGCAGCCACGCCAGCCAGGCGGCGTAGCGGAACAGGTCGACGTGCTTCTCGTCGCCGACGCGGTATCCGGCCCGATTGCGGTGGCGGCGCAATTGCCGCTCGCTGATCACCTCGCCCAGGGGCGTGGAGTTCAGCATCCGCGTCAGCGTCGACGGGCGAAGTTGTCGCGGGTCAATCGCCACCGGCCATCTCCCTCACCAGCCATGCGGCGTAGTGCACCAGGTTTACGCGTCCGTCGGGGTTGACGGGCGCGCCGGCGTCGATGTCGGCGCGGAGCATCTCCTCGGTGATCCGCCGGCCGCCGGCTGCCGACAGCACCTTGGCGGCCTGGGCCACCGTCAGCGCCGTGATACTGGGCGTTTTATCGCTCATCGGCCTGTCCTCCCGCCCACCGGGCGGTTAATTCCAGAGGGAATCTTCGCCGCATGCTCTAAGCTGCTATATGTTCGACAGTTACGGGCGAAAGATTCTCGCATTCGGGGCCGGAATTCCCTTCCCTTGTGCCGCCTTCCGAGCAAACATGTCAGTGGAACATGCGAGAACAAACCATTACAAGAAAAGGAGTTACGATGAGAACGAAGAAGACGAACACCGAGACGCATGCATGGCTGACGGCGACCATGCGAAACGGGCGCAAGCGGATCGAGACGCTCGGCTGGAAGCGTCTGGCGAAGCTGTACTTCGCCGCCAGGCCCGGCAGCGCGATCCGCAAGGCCATCGGCGCCGAGGCCCGCCGATGCGGGTACACGCCCAGCACGATTCTTTCCATACACGCCGAATAGAGGAGACCAACAATGAGAATCACGAGCATCGAACTGGCGGGAACAAGCAAGACGACACTCCGCGACGGCGGGCCGGGGATGCCCGGGGCCTTCGCCAGGATCTGCCGCTTGCAGGGTGACGACCACATTACCGTGGAACTGCTGACGCCCGGTAGCGAGCGAAGTCACGAGGTTCAGGCCGACGACCGCGACGACCAGTGGTCGATGGCCCAAATCCTCCAGCACGCCCTGGACGATTACGAAGGCAGCAACAGCGAAATCGAGGAGTACCTCCGCGTGCTCCAGTACTTTGCAGACTGAAAGGATATTGCGACCATGACGACGAAACCGAACACGAAACGAATGATGGACGCCTTCAAGCGGGCGCGGGCCGATATCGCCAGCCTGGCCGACTGGATCGAGTGCGAACTCGACAAGCAAGACGGCGAGCAGGTCACCTGGGCGTCGGTGGGATCGCTCGAACACGTCCGCGAAAACATGATCGAGACGCTGGCGTTCTTCTCCGGCGTCGAGCATTCCGAAATCCAACGCAGCCTCGATGAGCTGCATTCCTAAACCCCCAGCAGAAGGAACAGAGCAATGAAGAAGAACGAAGTCAAAATCGGACAGACGTACCGCTGCAAGGTCAGCGGGTCGATGGCGGACGTTCGCATCACCGTCGAGAATCCCCATGGCGGATGGGACGGCGTCAACGTGCTGACCAACCGAAAGGTTCGCGTCAAGAGCAGCCAGCGATTGCGGGGCAAGGCGCCCCAGCGCCCGGGCAAGCGGAAAAGAATCGTTTCGCTGGCCGAGTACGAGGCCGAGGCGAAGGCGGAAACCGCAGCGCGGAAGAAGGGCGTCGCCAAGGCGGTCGACGCCGTCGATAAAGGCAACCTCGCCAAGGGCGTCACGGTGCCAACCGCCAAGAAAAAGACCGGCAAAGCGACCACGAAGGCCAGGACGCCGAAACAACGCGACACGGGCCAACGTGACGCCAAGGGGGCCAAACGTCCGAGCGGCTTGGACGCCGCCGCGCAGGTCCTGGCCGAGGCCAAGGAACCCCTGGGCGCCAAGGAAATGGTCGAGCGAATGCTGGCCAAGGGCCTCTGGCGAACGGGCGGCAAGACGCCCGCCGCGACGATCTACGCCGCCATCATCCGCGAGATCGCCACGAAGGGCAGCGACGCCCGCTTCCGCAAGGTCGAACGCGGCAAATTCACGTTGGCGAAGTAACGTCACTATCACGCTTCTCCCTCCACCCCGGTCGCCTCGGCGTCTGGGGTGCTCTTCGGCCTGTTCGTCTTGGGTTTCCCGACGCCGACCAGGTTCCCGCGCGGAACCACGACGATCATCGCCTCGGTCTCCACGCCGACATTTCGCGGACCGGGGCCACTCGATGCCACGCACACAGCGCCCACCATGCCATGGTGCGGCATGATGGACGCCGACCGCTTGGCGTAGTGGATGCGGACGCGCTGTCCTGCTCGTGGGCGGAATATCATGTTGCAGCCTCCTCATGAATGGGCAGAAGCATATTGCACATCACTTGGGCCTCCAGAGCCCATGGGGGAAGAAATCGGCCAGAATCCGCTGCCGCTCGGGGTGACTGTATTGCTCCAGCGACCTGGCGAAGTGGTCGCGGCAGAGCAGCCACCGAGCGCGCATGATGCGCACTGTCTCCGGGCCGAGAATCTCAAACGTCGGTCCGGCGTCGGTTTGGCGGCGAATCTCGTAACGCCCGTCGTCGCGTTTTACCGGCTTTGCGAGGTCCAACTCTTCGGGCCTCGGCCAGTCGCCGGCGACAGGGTGTTCAATCACCGGGCTGTAGGCGATGTCCAGGTCAACGTAGTCCAACACGTCCGCCACGGAGACACCGCCGATGACCTCGCTGCGCAACGCGTCGTCCAGGAGGCCTTCAAGCACCTTGGCAAAATGTGATGTATGCTCGCTCATGCCAACACCGCCTCTTCCTCGGCCGCGATACGCGCGGCCTTGACCTCCGCCGCCGGCGGCGGGACCGCCATCAGTGTCGCGATAGCCATCGCCTTCATGCGGGCGCGCTGCCGTCGCTTCCGCTTGTATTCCACAGCCAGGCGGCTGCAGCAGGGCTTGCACTTGCCCATCACCCCGTTGCGGCCCGGGTACTGGTAGAAGTCCGTAACCGGCTTGAATACGCCGCATTCGCGGCATTTCTTCCACCACACGCCGCTGCGAAGCTCGCAGCCGCTGTGGATGCGCTTATGCTCCAGCCGCGTCACCAGTTGCAGGTTCTCGATCCGGTTGTCGAGCTTGTCGCCGTTGATGTGGTGCAGTTCCTTTCTTTTGGGAACCGGGCCGTGGCGTTCTTCCCAGACCAGGACGTGCTCCATCTTCAGGCGGCGCTCACCGGGTGTCCTGACCCTGCGATAACCGTACTTCGTAATGTATCCTTTTGGCTTTCGATCGGTATTCATCGCATGTTCTCCTCGCGAGGCTTCATGGGCAGAGGCGAGGCGCCGGTTCGCTCCAGGATGGCCGGTCGGCCGGTGAATCGCTGATAGCGGTCGGCGACCACATCTGTGTACAGGGGGTCAATCTCCATCGTGTAGCACTTGCGCCCCGTCTGCTCGCACCCGATCAACGTGCTGCCAGATCCGGCGAACAGGTCCAGGACGTTTTCTCCCGGCAGCGAACTGTACTGGAGCGTACGGACGGCCAACTCCACAGGCTTGGCCGTCAAATGTTCCATCTGTTGCGGCGGAATCTTCTTGACGTGCCAGAGGTCCGTGGCGTTGTTCGGCCCGTAGAAGTTGTGGCCCGCCCCTTCCTTCCAGCCGTAGAAGCAGATCTCGAACGCCCCCATGAAATCCTTGCGGGTTAGCACCGGGTGCTGTTTGTCCCAGACGATGCCCTGGCTGAAGTACAATCCGGCAGCCTTCAGCGGCGCGGGGTAGTTGCCCAGGTTCGCGTATCCGCCCCAGATGTAGAACGAACCGCCGGGCTTCAGCACGCGCGAGGCGTTACCGAACCAGGCCAGCAGCATCTCGTCGAACGCCTCATCGGTGACGAAGTCATTCTCCAGCGGCCGGTCCTTGGGGCGCATCTTCTTGCGGGCCTTCTTCGGGTCGCTCACGCCGCGCGCCACGTCGAAACCCTGATGGTGCATCTTCTTCGACATGTCCGGGTGGGAACTGTTGCCGGCGGCGATGGCCGTACTGCTGCGCGGCTCGACCCGCACATTATATGGCGGATCCATCGCAACCAGATCTATTGTTGCGTCTTGAAGCAGACGGTCGAGGTCGGCTTCGCTGCCCGAATCACCGCACATCAGACGGTGGTCGCCGAGGACCCAGATATCGCCCGACTGCGTAATCGCCTCGTCGGGAGGCTCGGGAACAGCGTCAGGATCGGTCAGGCCCTCGGTCACCTCGCCGTCGAGCAGCTTGGCCAGTTCCGTATCGTCGAAGCCCAGCAGTCCCAGGTCGTAGTCGGCGCCCTGCAGGTCCTTCAACTCGATAGGCAGCAAATCGAAGTCCCACTCCGCCAGCGTCGCGGTCTGGTTGTCGGCGATCCTGTAGGCCTTGATTTGCTCCGGCGTCAGGTCGGTGGCCACGTGTACCGGCGCCTTGGCCATGCCAAGTTTCTTTGCCGCCTTCCAGCGGGTGTGGCCGACGATGATCACGCCGTCTGTGTCGACGACGATGGGCTGGCGGAATCCGAACTCCTTCAGGCTGGCAGCCACGGCGTCCACGGCCTGGTCATTGATGCGCGGATTGCCCTCGTAGGGGCGGATCGCGTCGATCTTGCGAAGTTGAATGTCGAATGTCTTAGTTGCCATTAGCACACCTCCATGTGCGTTCGAGTTAAGGAGTCAAAAAAACCGGACAGCGCAAACCAACTCTGCCTATGGGCGCGACTGTTCCCAATGCCATCAGGAGAAGCCCTGGCCCGGAAGGAACCATGCGTCATGGGAGAAAACCGCGCAAACGTCCCACCCCCCCGCGTGCGCACGCACAGCGCGCGACCTATATAGGGAGAGAGAGAGGTTTTCTCTATATATAGAGAGCTAAGCTCCTTGTTTTCGGCTACTTGACAGCCAAAAAGAAAACCGCAGAAAACCGTAATTACCGCGCAGGATTCACCCGCCAGGCCGTCGCGGCGTGCGATTTTGCTCGGTCGGACTGCGGTTTTGGAGGTTTTCTGCGGTTTTCTCATAGCAGCGCCCAGCCCGATCGGGGTTTGGTTTTGGTCGGGACCGTCCGGAACGTCATCCGTTGTTGCTTGCTCAGCGCCTCGGTGACGCTGTCGTAGACATTGGGGCTCAAGGCCAAGTGCCGTCGCAGTTTCCAGTCAGGCGTCGGGTAGTCCGAGGCCTTGCCGCTATCCCTGCATCGCTTGAGATATCGCAGGGCCTTCTTGCACTCCCTGTCGAACTCGCTGGTTGCGACATAGGTGGCCGCCAGGTAGAGCTGCCGTCGCGTTTGATGCATGGCGAATTCGGTCGCCCACTCGACGGCGGGCAGGGCGATGACCGGATCTTCCCGGTTCTGACTGCAGGCGTACAGCAGCGCCAGCTTCTTGGCGTTCTCACACGTGCGGCTCCACGCCGTTCGGCTCATTTCGTCGCCGACGTCGTCGGCTTTGGCGTACTCGTCCTCGCCCATCCATTGGAGCCGGTCGACAGCCTCCTCGGCCTCCGGCGTGAACGGAACTGGTCGCGGGTCGGGATGCATCTGGTGGAGATTGCCCCCGGCTCGGCCCGGCTGGTATTCCGCCCACCACCGCGCCTTTTGCAGGACGCTGTCGGGCACGTGGCGCGCCGAGCCGGGCCGCTGGCCCCGCCCGCGCTTGCCGATATCCACGATCATCATCCGCGCGAACAGCCCGTTGGTGAGCATTCGCTGCGACAGCGACTCGTAGAAGTACTGCGGCGTGGCGGTGCCGAAGAGCGTCAGGTGCGGCTGGTCGATGCTCGACGCCTCCTTCTGGCCGGCCTTGACGCGGACGGGGTAGACCGAGTCGGCCGAGGTGTAGAGGGTCAGCAGTATGTTGGGGATCGACTCGAGCTTGTTATCGCGGTCGAAATTGATCTGGCGCAGGACACCGTCCATCTCGTCGTTCTGGAACAGCATGGCGTTGGACCGCAGCAGCGCGTCCTGGATGCCCTGGCCGCTGGCGAACTTGTCGCCCAGCGCGCTTATGTGACCGATCTCGAACAGCACCCGCGAGTTGACCTTTCGTGGAAAGTCCTTGCCGGCGCCGCTGCCGGCCAGGGACAGCAGGTAGATGTTGGGCCGCAGGTCGTCGGTGGTCTGAACCTTCCGGCCGCACAGGTATGACTGTAATGCGATAGCGCCGCAGAACGCCAAGCCGACGTTCGGATAGGGCGCACTGGCGAGCGTAAACTCCATCACCTCGGCCACCAGGCCCGGGACGGCGAAGAGATGTTCAGGAATCTCGCCGGGGTCGGCGATCTCCGGCCCATCGGCGTCGATGTCCGAATCATCGGCCAGAGAACCAGCGTTCTGGCCGACAATGGCCGAGATGTCCGCCGCATTGGCGTTGTCGGTCGCACAATCGCTCCCAAAGCCGCATTCTCGAAGACAGCGCGCCGCCTGTTCGTAATCTCCGCCGTGGTCGAGCATGGCGTAGACCGAGAACGGGGAATAGGCCCCGTTGGGCTCGAACGGCGCGGCATTGGAGGAGAAAACGTAGAAAACGCGGTCCTTCAGCGTAGCTGATGTGCCCGATGTCTTGCCTGGACGCCGCCAATATTCGTTCTGGCCGCCTTTGACGCGCACCCAGCCGTGGTTATCGAGTACGGCCCGCACATCTCCACGATTATTGAAGTCATCGCCAGGCCTGTCGGCATTCTCGGGCGGAGGAGGCCGGCTGTGTGAATTGTCGGCCAAGATTGGCGCACTGTCGGCCTGGTGGGCCGAGATCGGCGGATTGTTGGCCTGGTGGGCCGACAATGGCGGATTATTCGAACTGTCGGCCGACAGTGGCCCACTGTGGCCGATGTCGGACGGACCTTTCGGACCATCGACCACCGGCGGCGGGTATTCGTTCAGTTCCCAAGCGGCCTGAAGGAGGATGTCGCGCTGAGCCTCAGTCAAGCGCGGCGGGTCGCACAGGTCGCCCTGGATTACCTCGTACCCGTCTGTCGGGGCGCACAGAATCAGACCGCCTTCGCCACGCGTCTCGATGAGGGTGACAATCTTCTCGCCATCCTTGCGCTGGGCGAGCTTCAGGTTGCCGCTGACGGCCGCGAGACAGCGGTAGATCACATGTCGCCCGCCCGAGGGGGTGATCTCGATGACGAGCCGGTCGCGCAGATCCGTAGGAACGCGGTCCCACCAGGCCGAGAACAGTTCACCGCCGGCATCGAAGTCGATGGCCTCGATGTTACCCGAGGCCCGGCCGCAGAGAATGCAGACCGCGTCGGGGTTGCCGGCAAGCCAGGCCGACCACTCCGCCGGTGTGGGCATTCTCGTTTGATACTGCTTCCACCGGCCCACAGCCGGGCGCTTCTCGGCTCGAATCGCCGACAGCGCGCACAGCCCGGCCGAGAGGTACGCAGGGGCGGCGTCCGTAATGGATAGACGATCAGCCATGCGCCGGCGTAACCTCCACCGATTCGAGGTTGCAGCGGAAGTGCCAGAACATCCGCAGAGCCTGGCGCGAGACGCCGAACGGCTCGGGCGGGTCGCCGATCTGCTTGATCTCGCACTCGTGGGCCTGCTGGACCAGCTGTTCGAGCTGGCCCACGTCGATGTCCATCACCGCTTCGAGCAGGCGGGCGACGCGATCCACGGTGGTCGTTTGCTTCTCAGGGCATGCGCATAGCATGGGATTCTCCTCAAAATGGGATTTCATCCTCGGGCCAGACGCTCTCGGGCAGGTCGCCGTCGATCTGCTCGTCACGCCCGTCCAGGCGAGGCGGGATGGCCCCGAGTCGGTAGTCCACGATCCGGTCGAACTTCTCGCCCGTCACCGATCGCACCGTGATGGCGCTCGTTGGAGCGATCCCCCCGGCGTCACAGATATCGACGGCCTCCTCGACAGTGTCGGGCGCCGGTTCATTCGACCGGGCGCGCCACCAGGCCTCGAACTTGCTCCTGGCGTAACCCGTATGTTCGGGACAGACCCATTCGCTGTGGTAGTCATTGAAGCCGCAGGTGTAATCGACACGCATAGTGCGAGGGTGATCTTCCGGCGCACCGCGTTTGACGTGGACGCTGTAATAGACATCGCTGACATCGTAGTCGGTCTCGGTGACCTCGCCGGATAGAATGCCCGCCGTGGACGCCTGGCGGTCATGCTGCTGGCGCTCGGGCGGCGGGAACTCATAGCCGCACTCCGGGCAAATGGCATAGGCGGCGTGGATCACCGCCTGGCATTCGGGGCACTCCTTGGCCGGCGCCTCGCCGGCGGAGCGGCCGGGCTCTTTGATCTTCAGATCGTCCACAGGGCCGTGACGAAGAATATTGCCCCCATAGTCCAGCACGAGGCAGTCAGTCTTATCCGGGTGCAACCTGAAGCCGCGACCACAATTCCCCAAGATAGCCACCTTTCCATTGCGGCGCGTCACTAAGGTTCCGTACTCCGTCTTCAGGCACCAGACCTCCTCCGATGGATCGAACGGCACCGGTTTGAACTGCGACCTACGCTTGACCAGTCGGCTTGGCCGCTGAACGCTCCCACCAATCGAGGCCCTCGTTTGACGACGAATATGCAGGATATATTGCGGCTTCGGATCACTGACGTGCCAGTTCGTGCGTTGCCGCTGCATTCGAATGTTGCACCGATAGCCTCGCTGAATCAGCAATGCCTGGAGTTCATCAGCAAAATGCTTATGCTCGCCGAGGCACAGCGTAACCGTTCTGGAAGTCCACGAGAGGTTCTTCCGCTTACAGCCATCGCCCAGGTTCATGGCTTCCAGTAGGATGCCCAATTGGCGATGGGAAATATCCCGCAAGGAGACGCGCAGCGGCGACAGGAAAAACCGAGCCAGATGCTTCCATCCCCTCTTGCCCTTGTTGCCGCCACGCGGATTGCCAAATGGAATGACATAGGTCAGGTTGTCGGCATATTGGGCGAAACGCCCCTTTCTCTCGCGGCGGTAAACACGATATCCGAAGCCACAGCCTTCCAGCATGGACTTGATGTCGCCGTTATGAGGACTGCGGGAAGATTGGGCGATTACGATGGCCTGGTTGTGCGGGTTGGTGTGCCCGTCGGTGAGTTGCCAGCCGATGAAGCGTATCTCATCGTCTGATAGCGGCAGCCCTGGCCCGTCGTTTTCGCCAGCCACGGGAATATAGTACGAATCCCGCAATGCCGCCAAGTCATGAGCTTCCCGTTTCCGCCAGTGACGGCAAGAGTATGATCGTCCTCGATACACCATCTCGTGCCGATCGGTAACACGAATGTCCAGGTGGGGTGATTGAACACCGTACATGCCCTCGCCGGGCGCGAGACCACGGTGGACCTTGTCCAAGGCTTTACACCACTCGATACGACCGGTTTCCATGTCGAACGCGGCAATTCGGTCGCCCCGTCGAACACCGTCGCATTTGGCCCAGCCCGTCTCCGTCAGAACCTCCGTGTCCATATCGAGACACATCTGATAGAAAAGCCCCGGCGAATTGGTCGGGCGCAGCATCGCCACGCAGTCGATGTTCGGCGCGTCGAAGCCCGTGGTCAGGACATTGACATTGACCAGGAACTTGAGCCGGCCCGCCTTGAAGCGCTGCAGGGTTTCGGCTCGCTCGAACGGCAACGTTTCGCCGCAAACGAAACCACATTCGAAGCCCATCTCGGCAAGGACGCGCTGCACGTGTCGAGCGTGTTTGACGCCACTGGCGAATATCAGCACCGCGCTGCGGTCCCGGGTGTGATCCGCGATCTCGCTGCACGCCGATCGGACCAGCGAGTCGTCGTCCATCAACGCTTCGACCTCGCCTGCGATAAACTCCCCGCCCCGGATGTGCAGGTTCGACGTGTCCGCCTTCCGACGGCCCGCCTTGGTCTTCAGCGGGCACAGGTAGCCCTGCACGATCAGCTCGCGGACGCCGACTTCATAGCAGACGTGGTTTAGCAGCCTTTCATCCTCCGGCCCGCAGATCATGCCCGTCGACATTCGATACGGCGTGGCCGTCAGGCCGATGAGTCGGATGTTCGGGTTGACCACCCTCGCGTCGGTCAGGAACGTGCGGTACATGCCCTCGCCATCCGGCGGGAGCATGTGGGCCTCATCAATACAGATGAGATCGAAGGCGTCGAGTTCCGCCGCCCGCTTGTAGACCGACTGGATGCCCGCCACGATGATCGGATGGTCGGTGTCGCGGCTCTTGAGGCCCGCCGAGTAGACGCCGATCCGGTTCCACAGGTCCGGAGCCATGACATGGAGTTTTTCGACCGCCTGCTCGAGCAGTTCCTTGACGTGGGCGAGAATCAGAACACGCCCGCCCCACTCGCCCACGGCGTCGCGGCAGATCGACGCCATCACCGGCGTCTTTCCGCCGGCCGTAGGGATGACCACGCAGGGGTGATCATCCCGACGGCGCAGGTGGTCGTAGACGGCGCTGACAGCCTCGACCTGGTACGGACGCAGCTTGATCGCCGGCGCTTCGGGAGGTGGAAGAAGCGACAGCGTCAAACCCTCGCCTCCTCAGGCAGCGGGAAAAGTTCCTGCTTGGCGGCCATCAGCCGGGTGATCGGCTCGTCTTTCAGGAACGCCAGCATCGCCCGCTCGGTCTTGGCGTACCGTTCGCGCCGGGCGGCGTAGGAGTCGCCCGGATTGCTGTAGAGGTACTGCCGCAGCAGGATCACGCCGGTGGCGGTGGCGTTGGGCACGATGCCGCTGGCGAGCATCCGCCCGAAGTCCCTGAGGCGCTGATGGTCGGCCGAGTAGTATGCCCGTGCAATAACGGCCCGTGTCGTCGCATTGGCGATGTACCGGCCGCTGGGAATCACGCTCAGGGCGAAGGCCACCGCATCGCCGTGACGGCCCAACGCCTCGGACGCCTCGAGGGTGGTCATCTTGCTCGGTCCGGACGTCCCGCCAAGCATGGCGTTGAGCACCGACGTGTGGTTCTTGGTCACCTGACCGTGCTGGCGGCCGAGCCGGAGCTGGTCAGAAAGGCTTCGACGCTTTCCGCCATTGATCACCGACAGCGCATCTGAGGTGATGTTGAACCAGACGTACATTTCGACGGGGACGTTGGCCAGGACGACGCCCCACAGCCGGTGCTGGCCGTCGAGCAGCACGCCGTGCGGATCAAATGCGATGCCCTCGTGCGTCAGCCGCCATCGACCCTGCGCCATGTCTCGGGCGATCTGCTTGGCGTAGGCCTCCCCGATCTTGCGGTTGTTGGTGTTGGCGTTATCCAGCCAGTTCGCAGCCATCGTCGGCGTTACAGTCATGCGGCTGACACGCGGTTCTACGTTCGTTTTGGTTTCGGTTGTGGCGATCATTGTTCGTTGTTCCCTTCAAGGTAAGTAGTCAATTCCTTTACCAGAGCCCGGGCGAAATCGTTGCCCATGGCGCTGAGCACGGCGCGAGCCGCCCAGTGCGGATCGTGCGGAAGTTCCAGTGCGGTTTTCGGTTTATGTGTGGAGTGCCCGCGGATGGGCGTCATCGCATTGGGCGAGATGCCGCCGGGCTTGGGGCCTGAGCGCCGACGCGACCTGTTGGCGCGACTGATATTCGCCGTGTTCATGGTCGCCGGCTGGCCGGTCTTATGGTGTATGAATTGCCGTTCCGAATCGCTCCGCCCATCCATACTGGAAACGTTTCCAGTATGATTTGACGCCAGACGTTCCCGCATCTTTGTCACAAAAGGATGACTGACGTTGCATAGATTGGCGATTTCACGGTCCGACCACGGTCTACCTTCCTCATCGTTCGCCACCATATTGTTGGTCAGCATGGTGGCCGCAGCCTTCCGCTTGTCTTCGTTGCTGCGGCGTAGGCCGTGCTCAGAGTTGGCTCCAACGGAGTAAATGATCGCGTCTCGCTGCGTACCCTGGCGCACTTCGGCGAAGACGCGCTCGCAGTCGATCCGCTTGTTGGCCCAGTATCGGTGGAAGCCGTCGGCCAGCCAGTAGGCCGCGCCGTCGAAGAACACCGTCACCGGCGGCAGATCAACGCCATTGCTGTAATGGTCCGCGTACTCGGCCACAATCTGCTCGTCGATGGCCACGCGGGGCTGCGTGCCGCCGTCGATGCGGATCTGGTCGAGGGTGAGATTCTGCGTTTCAGTTGTCATGTGTATGCTCACTTTCAGTTTTGGGGAACTTGCCGCCGCACAGCGGGCAGTGGCGAAGGGGAAACTCATCGATTTGGATCGTGACCTTGCCGCCCTTGACCGGCTCGCAGCGCGCCACCGCCAGCAGGTCGATCTGGCTGTCATCCTCGAACACGCCGGCATGGGCGAGCGAGTCCTGGGTGCATTTCAGGAGGTTGTCGAGGTCGCGACGCCGGCGGTCCGGCGGGAAGGCGTCCATCGCCAGGGCGATACGTCCGCCCGACGGCGGCCTGCGGACGCCGCTGCCGCCGCCGGGGGCCAGAGTAGCGCAGATAGTTCTGCGGTACTCCCGGCCCTCTCGGCTGATCAGCGTGCGCTGGCCGACACGGCGGTAGTAGTGGTTCACGCTCGGGGGGAATGGCAGTATCAATTCCATCGCGACGCCTTCCCTTATCGCTTCCACGGCGGCGTGTTGTCGGCCGTCGGGGCCTGCTGCGGCTGCCCGGCCGCCGAGCCCTTGGCCTCGTAGCCCTTGATCTCGTTGGTAAGCTCTCCGGTGTCCTGGCGCTTCTTGAGCTTGACGGTGACCACCAGCGGGATGTTGTGCAGCTCTACGCTGTCCTTGGGCTGCATCACGCCGACGGCCCGGCAGATCGCCGAAAGGCCGCCCCTGGCGATCTTCTGCGTCAGGTCGTTAGGGTGGTTGATGCACAGCCGGTCCCAGACCTTGCGGCCTCGGAACTCGCCGTCGAGGACATTGAACTCCAACTGCAGGTAGGTGCCGTCGCCTTTCTTGGTGGTTTTCAGTTCGCTGGCGGTGATGGCCGCCAGGTACTTGCCGGCGGGGACAGGTTCAAAAGCTACGGAGGGTTCGACTTCGTTTGCGTTGAATCCGTTCAGATTAGCCATGGATCAGTTCTCCTTACTGTTGGTGGTGCCTTCGGCCCCAACCAGACGAAGGGCTGGGTTGGGCGTGGGATTGTGGTTGGGGGTCAGGGCCTGCATCAGCGCGGGCCACGAGAGGGGAATCTCGACCGGCAGGCCGTAGCGGTTCTTCGCCAGGACCACGTTGGTGCCCTCGGTCAGCAGCATACGCTGGTCTCCGTCGCGAGAAGCGTAGAGCACGCAGTCGGCCCATTCGATAAACGGAGGCGCGATCCAGTGGGGAAGGTCCGGAGCGGCCAGGCGGAGGTCGAAGCCCTCCGGCGAGGTCATCTTGGTGTTGGCCGCGTGGGCCAGCAGAATGATCGCCACGCCATGGTCGGCTACGGCGTTCAACATCGGAAGAAGGTCGCGGTAGACGATGTTTTGCACAATCTCGCGGGCCTTGAAGTACCCGCCGTGGGCCGTGCCCAGCGTGTTGGTGATGTCGCCCTGGGCTTTGCCGTCCAGGTCCAGCACCACGTGCTCGACGATCCGCTGGACCATCCAGTCGATGGTGTCGACGGCTACGGCCGCCACGCCGTCCGGCGGCGCGGTGGCCAGTTCGGCCAGCCACTCGCGCATCTGTGGCCAGGACTGCAGGTACGGCGTGCGAGTCAGCCCGGGCACGGCGCCGGCCCCATTCTCGCAATCCAAAAGGATCGCGCCAGCGGAGCCGGCGAAGGTGGTCTTTCCGACGCCAGGCTGGCCGTAGACGATCATTTTCGGCGGCGCCGGAGTGGTTGTCTTGATTAGCGAGTTCATCAGTGTCATGTCGTTACTCCTGGTTCGCTTGGTTTCATGGGTTGGTGGTTTGTTTCGCCGGCCGGCGAATGGCAGGTGCGGGAGTCGAACCCGCGTCCCCAGGGTTATGAGCCCCGGGCAGCCCGGCCCTGCCGGATATCAAAAAACGCCCGGGCGGGTGTAGGGAGTCCGGCCGCGTTCATCCGTGATGGCATCCCTGCCGTACGGCACGCCGGCCCGCCCGGGCGCAAGATTGGAATCAGGGAAAATCGAGGATGCGGATCACCTCGTAGCCTGTCGGAAAGGCGTCGATCTCCCAGGCCCGGCGCAGACGGTCGATGGCCTCCTCGTTTTCCTGCCGGGCGATGGCCAGCGTGTTGTCGCCGACGCGCCACACGCCGCAGCGGAACGGTTCGGTCTTTTCGACCGCGATGAGGTATACGGGAGGGAACTGGCCGATCACCTGGGCCAGGACGGCCTGGTAGAAAGCCAGTTGGTTTTGATAGCGCCGGCGCCTGGCGTCGTTCTCGAACCATGTCAAGTCGGCCGTGGTCTTGAGATCAACAACGCCCCGGTGCGGATGCACCCAATCCAGGCGCGCCTGGCAAGGGGCGTCGCAGTAGGTCGTGCGGATCACACCCTCCGACCGGCCGTAAAGAAGCAGGTCGACCGCCTCGTCGTTCATAGCCACGCCCGAAGCCATCTGTTCTATCAGCTCGACGTTGTCGTTGGAGAGGACCGGTTTGCCCTGAGCCTCGGCCCACTCGGCAAAGGCCTTGGTGGTCGAGCCAAAGGGCTTGTTGGTCTTGGGATTGATGGGGCCTCCGAACGCAAACTGCGATTCGTAGGCGTCGCGGCCTTCGAGGATGCGGACATGCGCGGCCCGGCCGACCAGCATCGCGGGGGTGTCTGCGTCCCCGATCAGGCCGAGCTGCTTCTTGCGGTACAGCCAGGGGCAGGCCATGAAGTCGAGCAGTTGATGGCTCGACAGGTATTGGCCGGCCTTGGCGTGGTACTCTTCGGCCGGTTCGGCGCTGAGCACGCCAAGGTCAATCGCCAGGTTGCTCTCTACGGTTTGCGGCATTTTCGGACTCCCATACTTGGGGCAGGCGTCGCTGCCCTGCGTCCGTAGTGCCTATTGCCGCAGAGGCCGAAAACTTCGCAGTGCCATCCAAGATCACATGAGCGCTCACATGACGATCATGTGAGCGCTTTTGGCACCGGTGCCGCGTCATGTGACCGTCACATGACGATCACGTGATTTTTCCAATTCACATCGACGGCCAGATACGTGGCCCCGGCCGCTCCGTGACCATGGCCTTAGACGCTCGGAAAAGACCCGGGCGCGAACGAGACCCTGGTTACGGAGAAACGAATGATGAAGAAGAACCGAATCCGAGAGTTGTATCAGCAGTACGTCGGCGGGATGGATGAGTGGCGGATCAAGCTGGCCATCGCACGCATGAGGCGGTTCCGTGTGCCGCAGAACTCGTGGGAGGACACGATGCAGGAGCTGGCCATCGTGATCCATGAGTTCCGCTTCGAGCCGGACAAGGCGCACGCGGCCAGCGAAAGAACGATTCTCTGCCGCGCCCTGGACAACCGCATCCGCATGCTGGCGAGGGGCAATGCCCGACGCCTGGCGATGCTGGATCGGCTCGGCCATATGGTGCAGCAGGTTGAGGACACACGTCGGCCCGATGACGTCGCCGCCGAGTCGGAAGTGCGGCAACTGGTGGCCGGACTCACGCCGCAGCAGCAGGATATCTGCCAGGCCCTGATGAACGGCGAGAGCGTGTACGGAATAGCCCGCCGTACGGGCAAGCATTATGAAACCGTCTGCCGCCACGTCCGCCGTATTCGCCAGGCTTTCGCCGATCGGGGGCTCGACCAATGGTTCGCCTGAACACCATGGAATCGGCGCCTCCTACCGCCGACCGGAGACTTGACGAACTGGCGGAAATCCTCGCCCGGGGTGTGCTTCGCCTGGAGGCGAAAGAAAATCGTTTTAAGAGAGAAAACCGCCTTGAGTTCCCCGCCAAAACGAGGCTCAGTGTCACCACTTCCGACGCATTAGAAGATTGCGAGGTGACATGATGCAGAAGACCGTTTTGAAACAGATTGACGAACTCAACCGCATGTCGATGGACGAACTCCGTAAGCGGTGGGCCGACCTGCTAGGGACCGATCCCGGCAGGTTGGGGCGACAGTACCTGATGCGCCGCCTGGCGTACCGCATCCAAGAGCTGGCCTACGGCGGATTGAGCAAGCAAGCCCGCAAGCAGCTCGATGCAGTGGCCGACGGCAAACCCGCCAAGGCGGCGAAACAGCGAAAGCGCCGCAAGACGATCCTCTCTACGGGCACGCGCCTCTTGCGCGAGTGGCACGGCGACCGATACGAGGTGATCGTCGAGGCCGACGGGTTCCGCTACGACGGCAAGCTCTACCGCAGCCTGACGGCCGCAGCCTACGCCATCACAGGTCAGCACATCAGCGGCAACCATTTTTTCGGCATCAAGCGTAACGGCACGGGAGGTAAGAAATGAGCGAACCCAAACGCACCATCCGCTGCGCGGTCTACACGCGCAAGAGTCACGAGGAAGGCCTCGACCAGGAGTTCAACTCCCTCGACGCCCAACGGCAGTCGGCGGAGGCATACGTTGAGTCCCAACGCCACGAGGGTTGGAAGATCATCCGCAAACGCTACGACGATGCGGCCTACTCTGGCGGCAATATGGATCGCCCGGCGCTGACAGAGCTGCTCGACGACATCTCGGACGGGCAGATCGATTGCGTGGTGGTCTACAAGGTGGATCGGCTGAGCCGGTCGCTACTGGACTTCGCCAAGCTGATCAACCTGTTCGACAAGCACGGCGTCAGCTTCGTCTCCGTAACTCAGCAGTTCAACACGACCACGTCGATGGGCCGTCTGACGCTGAATATCCTGTTGTCGTTCGCCCAGTTCGAGCGTGAGATTATCGGCGAACGCATCCGCGACAAGAAGCAGGCCACCGCTCAACAGGGCAAATACGTCGGTGGCGGCTCAATCCTCGGCCTGGACGTGGTGGACAAGAAGTACGTGGTCAACCGCGAGGAAGCCAAACTTGTCCGCGACATCTTCGACCGCTTTGAGAAGCTCGAGTCCTGCCGCAAGGTCGCCGTAGAGCTTAACGCCGAGGGCATTCGTACAAAACGAAAACTGGCGAAGAGCGGCAACCTCCGTGGCGGCAAGGAATGGACGCAGAGGGCCGTCTACAACCTGCTCATCAACCGCAAGTATATCGGACAGATCGTTCACAAGGGCAAGGCCTATCCCGGCGAGCATGAAGCCATCGTACCGACCAAGCAGTTTGAACGTGTCCAGGCCCAACTGCGAGCGAACAAGACCTACACGCACAAACACCAGGTCAAACGGTTCGTCCTGCTTCGCCG